TCTGAATACGCCGAATGAAGGCATAATAGATAATCTGAGTGAAATATGCAAAAGGATTACTTGATTTTTCAGAATTGAAATTGTCTATATACAAAAGACAGTTTTCTATACCATCAGATATCATTTCGTCTTTGTATGTGTAATTTATGAAATTGGGTTTATATGACAGATGTTGTGCAATCTTCATAATACACTCCCCTATGTAGTTGGGAACCCTTGGTCGCTCTGAGGCTGTCTCTTTGCAGGCCTCAACGTCCTTTTTATATTCAATCATTGCAGCCAACAGTGCTTTGTTGTCAACATAATGATTCCTTTTTTGTTTTTTCTTCATGATATATCCTTATCAATATTATTACTATCATTTTACCATAAAAAATATTATCTGTCAATAGGCATTTAATTTTGTTTTTCTATTGACATGGCAGAATCATCGTGTTACAATAGGTATGTATACCTCTAAAGGATAATACTAATGAAACACTTTATTACCATTTAAGATTTCCATATAGTCTTCAAAGGTCACATCAGGATCTTTGGCATCTTTCACTTTATTTATCAAGTCGAGAGCTTCATCTTTTACAATTTCTGTCCCTATCTTTTTTCTTTTTACAATTGCAAGATAGTGTTCTAGAACTTCACCCTCCGGCACATTGCAGGTCAATATATCAGCAACGGCAATCTTTGTCTCATTCTCCGATGAAAATTGAAGCCAATCAATCAAAGTAGAATTATAATCACCTGAGTTTGGATTCATAAATGATCGAATTTCAAAAGGATCTTCTATTATCCAAAAATTAGTATTATCGGGTTGTTGAACTTTACAGATAATAATTTCTTTGGTCATCAATCTTAATACTTTGGCTTCCATGTTTTCTTCCCTGTTAGTCATAAAGATTTATCTCATTAATTTTAAATTCAAACTTTTCTTCGTTGTAAATATTTATTCTCTCATAGAAATGTCGTATAGCAAAGTTCATATATGTCTTATATCTTAAATCATCTGCTATGTCGTATAGAACTGCTGAAGTTTTTCCATTACCCTTTCTCAGGCCCCGACCAATAGACTGTAGATTTCTAATTCTACTTTTGGATGGAGAAGTGAATACTACGTTATGCAAGTTCCTTATATTTATACCCGTTGAAAAGGTGCCATATGAAGCAACAATAATTGCGTTACTTTCCAACTCTGTCGTGTGTCTTATTTCTTCGCGAACGTCTGCCTTTACACTTCCACTTACGAAAAATACCTTTCTACCTTCTTCAGCAGCTTCACTAATCATTTTGTGCATTGGCACACCATGCTTTTCGACAAAGTTATACAAAATTAGAGTATTGCCCTTTAATGTTATTGCTAAATCTTTGACAAAGGCCATACGCCTTGGATTTGTTACGATCCACTCAACTTCATCTGAATATTTGAGAGTTTTTATATATTTGCAATCTTCCGGTTTGTATTTGAGGACAATAGAGTTAATTCTAAAATCAGCAAGAGTTTTGCTGTCGATCAAAGCTTTGGTTGTGGTCACCTGTTTTACATCGCCAAACATACCAGATAAAACCAGTTTATGAGTTTTCGTGCCGTCCAGTGTACCAGTTGTGCCAAATCTATATTTGCAGTTTGTCATTTTGTCCATAATTTTATTTAGTGAGTTGGCCTTGAATAAATGACATTCATCACCTATGACAACTCCAAACTGATCGAAATAGTCAAATCCCATTTTATAGATAGATTGCCAAGTTGATATGACAACTTTCTTGTCTGTATTTTTGTCTATCCCTGCCGATATTTTGTGACAATACTTTTCGACATTCCATCCATAGTCTTTAAAGTCGCCATACATTTGTTGTACGAGCGACACAGTTGGAACAATAATCAAAATTTTCTTATCTTTAACCTTGGGGTGCATATTGTAAAATCTACACAAGGTATAGATAATCAATGACTTGCCAGACGCAGTGGGAGACACTAGGAGTGTCCTGTTACTTATAATGGAGTGATGTATGGCGTCTAATTGATAGTCCCTGTATCCTATTGGTTTCCCCTGGCTGTGGGGGTTTATATGGCGTACCAACTCAGAAAGGTTTTCAATTGAAAAATTTGTATCCGTTAAATCGTTTTCAAATTCTACAGTATAATTATTTTTTCTGCAAAAGTAATCTAGGTGGTTTAGTAATCCAAGATATAATTTTCTATTGATAGGATTAAACATCCGTATCTTACCATCCCATACTTTATTTTTAAAGGAAGGCATGAACTCGGCGCCCGGCACCTTGAATGTAAAATAGTCTACCAATTCTTTCAGCATGTGAAATTCCGAGGCATCTATTTCAATATGTACCTCGTTTAATTTTTTCACGAAAAATTTACTCATTAATTGCCCTCAATAAATTTCTTATAGTCTATATAATTTTTGATAGTCCATTTTTTCTGATCTATGAGAATATCTAAAGTCTTGTCTATTAACTGTATAAGTTGCTTGAGTAATATGAGACTTTTTTTGGATTTGACAATATCTAAATCACTATCTGCCCAAACATGTAAATCTGCTTTTAAAATCTTTGTACCTTCGACTTCCCAACCGCGAGCAATAATTTCATCTTCAGAAAATTTTCCAGTGTAATACTTTGTCTTTTCGGCCACAACAATTCTATGGTCGAGTTCTAGAAATTGATATTTTGTCTGATAAACTTGCTGATATGTCATCCACTTGCCAATCAAATTTTGATTGTGTGGCAACTCTTCTTGTAATCTTAAAAAATCTATCTTAATATCTTTTTCAGATTCTTTCATCAATTCAGCCATTTTCACTGTGTATTTTTCGTCCATAATTTTCTCACAAAATAATAATATTAAATAATAGGTTCTACTGTATAATTTCTATACATGAGATCTCCGGTACATACGGGCGTTTCAGAATCAGTGCCTGCAACATTTAAAGGCATATCACCAAGTGCGATTGGAAAACACCCAAACATTTTAAATTTCAAAATAGGTTTGGTTTGATTATTAAAGACAAGTAAATTTATATCACATGTCACTTGCAAATCGGATACTCTATTTACCTGATGAGGCATAACTCCATATTGTTGTAAATTTTCTGGGAATCCTAAAGCCATCATCCAATTATACATTTCTAAGAAATTTTTCATTTCTTCGTCTACTATAAATGAGAACGACAATGGCGAAAATATGAGTTTATCGCCCGGTTCTGGTTGTCTGATGAACGGGGTATCTATGCTTGCTTCCCCAAGTGTAATTCCTGGCACGCTTACAGACTGAACCCATTCATTCACGGATGGTGCTAGTGGAATATCTATCTGAAAAGATTGAGTATTCATAAAATTTATTTCGGAATATTTCAACTATTTTCTCCCAATTACACTACTATTTAGTCATAAAAAAAGGGGGGATAAAAATCCCCCCAAAGTTCCTGCATTATATGTTGCAGTTTTTTTTAATTAATATCTTATGTTGCGTCACTCAGGTGAGTAATTTTGAACATTCTGTAGTAGAGATTACCAGTAGTATGCGAATTTGTAACATCGCGGGGCCCACCAGCAAATGGGTTGTTTACCATACCATAACGGGTTTTGAAACCGATTTTTGGTTGGAAAGTGTTCTCACCAACGGCGCGAACCATCTGCATTGGAACGTATGGGCAGTAGAACCTACCAGCGTCATAAGCAGAAGTACCTTTATAACCAACCATACAGAAATCATGTGCGCCTGCGGCATCAAAATATGGATCGATATATACTTTGAAACGACCGTTAAGAACACCAGCAAATGTACTACCTGTATCATCCGAAGAAATACTATTGTTACTCATTTGTGGGTTATAATCAAGAACACCTGTCATTGCCAGAGCGGAAGCAACATCAGCAGAACATACTACAATATTACCTTTACCACGGCGAGTTTGTTTTGCGATTACATTAGCTTCTTTTTCAATCTGCATCATCAGACCTTTGAACTTCTCTACTTTCCAACGTCCATCGGCATCAGTAGCGAGGCTGAAAACACCTTTGTTGTTGGTTTGTGCTTGACAACCCAATCTTGCATTGTCATACAGACCGCGAAGAACTTCGCGGTTAATTTCTGCATTGATTTCTGTAGAAAGAATGGTCGACAGTTCTGACTCTGCGTCCAGACCGTGTACAGCTTTCAAGTCTTGCGACAATTCAGTTGTGTACTCTGCCTTGAGTGCGCGAGTTTGAGCAGTAACGGATGTGCGTTCAATTGAGAATGCCATCTGGTTAAAGTGACCATCAGCACTAAACTGGTTTGCAGTACCTTGACCAAGAGCTTCACCATCAGCGGTTGAACCACCGGCGCCAGTTTTATAATTATTAGCAACTTCCGCCAGAGCGTCATTATTGGCATGAGTCGAACCTGCGAATGGGTCTGTTCCTGCATGGGCGACACCACCAGAACCGGACTCACCAGAAAATGCGGTGTCTGCTTCGTTATGCAGAGCTTCTGTACTACCAGTACCATCAGCACCACCTTGATTATTGTAACGCGAGCGCATTGCAAAGATAAGACCGGTTGGTCCTGTCATTGGTTGCACACCAAGAATATCAAACGCCATCAGGTTTGGCATTGTCCGGCGAATCATGGAAATCATCACTGGGTCTGCGTATTTGATTGCGCCGTCACCACCAAGTTGGCCAGTTGTTGGAGCCACGTTAGCAGGTGCTTCGTTGAGCATTGTTGAAGTTCCCAGAGCATTTTCTTTACGAACTGCCTGTTCTGTGTTTTCCAGAAGAATTGCAGTTACATTTCTTCTATAGACGTCTGCGATAGGCGCTTGGTCTTCGTGATCGAGTACTGGAGCCCACTTCTCTTTGAGTCCTTGTACAAAATTTTCATTTAAATCGTGCATGTTTTTATCTCCTTAGTAGATTTTATATGTTATCAGTTATTATTTATAAAAAT